GCTCCCAAAGATACACCTAAAATAGAATCGGGTACTACTTTGCAAGTGGTAGATGTAGAGGGAAATATTCGCATCGAAAAGCAAGTAATACGATTTTCAAGAGATTACTTTCATTGCCGTATATTCGTATGATAACACCACAATTCACCCCCGCTGATATAGAGCGTATGCTACAAGAAAAGATAGCCAAATACGAAGAGAAAATCGTTCGTATTCTTCGTATTGTAGGAGAAAAGTGTATCAATGAAGCTCGTGAACACGGAAGCTATCAAGACCAAACAGGCAACCTTCGTTCGTCAATTGGGTACATTGTCTTAAAAGACGGCAAACCCATTGAAAAAGGAGGTTTTAAACTCACAAAGTCAGGTGGTAATGGACAAAAAGAGGGTGAAACATTCATCAATAAAGTAATATCTCAATACCCAAAAGGCTTTGTACTGGTAGTTGTAGCAGGAATGAAGTATGCTGCTTATGTAGAAGCTCGCAACTACAATGTACTTACTTCCGCTGAACTATTGTCCGATCGTGAAGTTCCGAAACTCTTAAAAGCATTATCGCAATGAAAAAAACAGCCTCACAAATAGAAGCCGACCTATATAAGTACTTTAAGGATAAGATAAACCCCCTTATCAATGGGCAAACATACCGTAGTGGTGTACGTCCTTTGAACTCACAAAAAGAGGATTGTGTAATATCGTTCCTTACTGGGTTAGACGGTCAATACCAAACGGGGGTGATTAACATCAATATCTTTATCCCTACGGTCAAAAATAATGATAATCAGTATAGGAAAAACTTTGTACGTTGTGATGCTATCGAGCGTGCTTTAATGCCTATCATTGAAGAAGCTAAAACAGCCCTTCGCAACTATAGGCTAACATTGCACCATCTCATACAAACCTTTGAGGACACGGATATTAAGCAGTTTTTTATCAACGCAAAAGTAAAATTCAGATATAACACATTTAATAATTAAAGATTATGGCATACGTAGACAATAACGCCACCGCTTGGGGTGAAGTAGAAGTTAAATTCGGTACACCAGGAGCAGGAAACACTATGGCAACAACCCTAAAAACATTAGGGATAATCAAAGAAGATAGTCTTTCTTGGGAAAAAGAAGACGGAAAAGTATATAAGTGGACAGCTATTGGAGGTAAAATCATTGACCAAACGAAAGGCGAACCTACATTTAAAATAAAATGTACCGCCAAGAACCTTAACAAGACTTTACTTGCTGAAGTTTGGGATATAACAGAAACAGGCGACAAACTTGCTATTAACTCTTTTGTATCAAGCAAAAAACAATCTGTATCACTTGTTCCTAAAGTATCAGGGGCAGAAAAAATAGATATTCCATATTGTTCTGTTGCGGCTACTTTATCATTTAGCGAGTCAGAAGGGTATAATATCGAACTTGAGATTACTATCCTTAGTCCTGGTGCTGGTAAGCCTTATTTCACCATCGAAAAAGTAGCGTAACCTATGGAAGAAAAAGTAGCACAAACCCTACTTGAAGAACCTACAACAGTAACCATTGGGGGCGAAGCGTATAAAGTCGCTCCGCCCTCTATTTTTACCCTCGTAAGGGCTTCAAAGTACATCAGCAAAATACCCACCGACACTATTAATGAGACTAATATATTAGGCTCAATCATACACAATGCTGAAGAGTATGAGAATATAGCGTGGGCTATAGCAGTAATCCTATTAGGCAATCATTTTACCGAAGTAGTTACCTATCCTAAATGGCAATTTTGGCGTAAAACCAAAAACATAACCAAAGGCGAAATGCTGGCAAAAAAACTCATTAACACCCCCATTACTGAAGTATCTGCAGCATTCTTTAAAGTATTAGGACAAATGGATATACGCCCTTTTTTCGTAATTACCACTTCCCTCAAAGGAATGATGATAACCAAGCCGACGAAGGAAGTGGAGAACGAAACGACAGCGTCTGGGGACTTGTAGGCTCATTCGCTAAACAGTATGGGCTAACTTTTGATTACGTGCTGAAAGAGATAAGCTATGCCAATGTAATGCTTTACAGTGCCGTTATCCCCTCTTATGATTATGATAAGGATAAAGATACAAAAAAAGCATCTCAGAAATCAGAAAAACGTACCAATTATGGGGATTTTCTCAAAGGAATAAAACAATTCACCCAATAATGCGAGATTTACCCACAATCTCGCATTATTACTTTAAAAACTAAATCTTATGCAACCACAAGACGGAGCTCTATTATTCCAAGTAAGAGCAGACCAATCACAGATACAAAAAGATGTCGAGGCTATCAAAAAGCAATTCGAGCAAATGACACGCAAAGCCGTTGAAGAGGGCAAAAAACAAGCCGATGTATGGCAAACCCTTCTCAAGGGAGCAACCGCCTATTTCACACTACAAGGGGCGCAATCATTCATTAGCCAAATGATAGCCGTACGCTCCGAGTTCCAACAACTCGAAATATCTTTTGGCACTATGCTCAAAAGCAAGGAAAAAGCCAACGAATTAATGGCACAACTCACCGACCTTGCCGCTAAAACACCCTTCGGACTCCAAGAAGTATCTGAAGGGGCTAAGCGTTTGCTTGCCTTTCAAGTTCCTGCCGAAGAAGTAACCGAAACCCTTCGCCGTATGGGCGATGTAGCTGCAGGATTAGGCGTACCTATGGGGCAACTCATTCACGTATATGGGCAAGTCAAAGCACAAGGAAAGCTAATGACCAACGACCTATACCAGTTTATGAATGCCGGTATCCCTATCATTGCGGAACTAAGTAAGGTAGTAGGTAAGAGCGAAACCGAAATCAAAGATATGGTTAGCGCAGGCAAAATAGGCTTCCCCGAAGTACAAGCCGTTATCAAGAATATGACCAGCGAAGGCGGCTTATTCTTCAATCTTATGGCAGAGCAAAGCAAGTCGTTAGGCGGACAAATATCCAACCTGCAAGACAACTTCGACCAAATGCTCAACGAAATAGGAAAGGCAAGCGAGGGAGTCGTATCAGGAGCTATTAGCGGAGTAGCCTATTTAGTAGAAAACTACCAAACACTCGGTAAACTCATTGCAGGGCTCATTACCACCTACGGAGCATACAGAGCTGCTATTATCGTCCATAATACCCTCGTAGTCCTCAGCACCCAGCTTACTAATGGCTGGACAGTAGCGCAACTCGCCCAATACAGAGGGCTTTTGCTGTTAGAGAAAGCCCAAAAACTCCTCAATGCCACTATGCTCGCCAACCCCTACGTATTTATGGCAACAGCAGTAGCCGCATTAGCCGCAGCAATGTTTATCCTTACCGATAGAACTTCAGCAGCCGAAAAAGCACAAAAACGCCTCAATGAAGAAAGGGAGGTTGCTATGGCTAAGGAGAAAGAGCATAAGCAACATATCGAGGAACTTATAGATAGTGCTACCAACCAATACCTTGCCGATACCGATAGGCGCAAAGCCCTTACAGAACTTGCAGGATCTTATCCCCAAATATTCGCAAAATACGATATAGAAAGCATCAAACTTGCCGATATACTCAAACTCAAAAAAGAAATAGCCGAGTTTGACGCCAACAAAGCACGCGGGCAGCGACAAACCGACTATTCCAAGAATAAAGAATACGCCAAAATATTGTACGATATAGGTACAAAGCAAGGCAGCAAAGGCTTTGACGAAATAGCCAAAGGGTCAGACCTTGACAGAATAATTACAGAGAAATTCGGCAACCATTGGCGCACCTTTGGAAATTATAGCGACATATACGCCTACTTCAATGAAAAACAAAAAAACGCCAAAAAAGAACTAAAAAGCGATGCCCTCAGCGATTGGACATCCAACCTTAAAAACCAATCCGAAGACAACCTTAAAAAACAATTAGAGCAGCGCAAACGCCTCATTGCCGACCTGCAAAATCAAGAAAAAGAAGGAAAAAAATGGGCTTCACACGGTGTAAAGTTTGGCGAGGAGTGGTACGCCTTCAATAAAGAAGAACTACAATCACAAGCACAAGCCATACAAGCACAATTAGACCACCTTCACGAAAAAACCTATGAGTATAAAGACCTTACTAAGAAATATACACAAGCCGTTAAGGACGCTGAAAAAGCCCTCGCTGATATTACCAGTAACAAGGCAGGATACAAAACCGAAACAGACTATCAGAAAGCCGTTTCCGAAGCAAAGGAAAATCTCAAGCAAGCTAAAAAGATGTATGACGACTTCACTGTAAAGCCGTCTAAAACCAAAAAGGAGAAAACAAAAACAGAGTTCGACACCGAAAAAGCACAGCAAGACCACCAGCGACAAATCCAAGACGACCTATTTAGGCAAGAAGAAGCCCGCATTAAAATAATGCAAGACGGAGTAGAAAAACGCCTTGCTATCATTCAATTAGAGTACGACAAGCAAGAAGAAGAAATTAGAAGGCGTTCAGAAGACCAGTTAGCCGCATTCATCGAAACCGAAAAACAAAAAGCCGAAGCTGCTGGTACGTGGAAAAAAGGACAAGATTTTGACACCAATACCGAAGCCATCAATGCCGAGAAAGCCCGCCTTGCTGAAAACGAAAAGACACTTTTAGCCGACAATGCCGAGTACCAACGCTTTCAGCAGGAACAAGTGTATAAGGACTTGTTAGAAAAGTATAAGACTTATGAGGAAGAAAAAAACAAAATCTTTGAAGAGTTTGAAAAAGACAGATTAGAACTCGAAAAGAACAATGTTAATGGTCAGAATGATGAGAGAATAAAGGAGCTTTTAAAAAAGAAAGCAAGAAAGGAATTAGAATTTAAGATAAAGGAAGGCGCTATAGGTGATGATATAGGAGTTTTATTTACTGACATAAACAAAAAGACTTCTAAACAAATTGATGAGATGGTTAAAAAGGCGGAGGAAGCCTTTGATTCCTTTCAAAAGCTATTTCAAGGTTCTGACGACCCTGAAATCCTAAACCTTTTAAAGAATATACGAGAAGGCATTGACAGTGCTAAAGAGAAAGCCGATGAAGCGCGCCCTTATTTTGAACGATTGGGGAAAAACTTCAAAAAAGCCTTTGGGAAGAATAGAGAAGATGGAGATGGTGGTGAAGGGCAGAATTATGAAAGACAAAAGGCGGTATCATCTATTGCAAAAGACATAGACAATGCTCGCGAGGCTATGGGTGTGCTTACTGATATGTTTAAAGCTTTGGGTGATGCTATGGATAATAAAAACCTTAAAGAATTTGCCAAGACCCTAAACGAAATAAGCAATATTATAGATAAAACAATGAAAGGTGCAGAGGTTGGAGGTAAAATAGGGAAAGGAGCTGGGGCTATTATTGGTGCTGCAATAGGATTAACAACTGCTATTGCTCAGAATGTTGCTGCGCACGAAAAGAAGCAAAGGGAGGAAATTAATAGTCTAATGCTTACTAAGATAGAGCAACAACGCACTTACAACAATCTACTTTTTGAACAGAATCTACTCCTTAAAAAAGAATCTTCTGTATTTGGTGAAAAAGAAATTGCCAAGGCTGTAAATTATATGGAACTATATAGGCAAAAAACTAACGAAGTACAGAGTAAAATCAAAAATGGGGCTCTTGGAAACATAAATGTACAATCTGGGTATATAAATCATAACTACGCTCAAGACACATTAAAAAAAATCTCAAATGGGATAGCATCTCTTTGGGGAGGTGGTTCTGATGAGGGAACATCAAGAAAAGTATATTCTTCAATAATAAGCCAATACAAAGACTTAATAAACGAATATGGGAGACTTAACCTGTCTAGAGCAGAAAGTTTATTAACAAGTGAATTTGCTTCTGAAGAACAAAAAAGAGCATTACAAGACCTAATAGATTTAGAAAAACAGGCTCAGAAAGCAGGGGAAGAGTTAGATAAGTACTTAGAAAGTACTTTTGGTCAGTTAGGAGGTGACCTAATGAATGATATTGTAAATTCTCTAAAAGACGGAAAAGATGCTTTTGTAGAGTTCGGTAAATCAGCAGGGAAAGTGTTAGAAAAACTACAAAAACAAATGCTTTTTGAAATCCACTTTTCAGAGAGATTTAAAAAGTTTCAAGAGGAAATAAAAAATGTTTACAAAAAAGGTGGAGACTCACAAAGTGTAGCCAAGGAAGTGAACACTCTCACTAGTAATTTTGTGCAATCAATGCGTAGCAATGTAGAGAATGCTACACGTGATTTTAAAACCTTTCAGGACGAATTGCAAAAGAACGGCTTATACTCAGCAACTTCAGATAGGAAATCTGTAGAAAAAGGTTTTGCACGTATGAGCCAAGACAGCGCAGATGAACTCAATGGGCAATTCAGACTGCAAACTCAATTGAGTGCTGAAATAAAGAATGCCACCTTACAAACGGCTAATTTCATTAGGGAAATGCATCAATCAATGCTAACCAATGCTGCTCAACAACTAAGACACCTTGCTGGGATAGAAACAAACACATATAAGCTACATAAGATGGAGACAGACCTTGCTGGAGTAAAACGTGGTATAGACGAACTTACCACCAAAGGTATTAAGCTGAAGTCATAAGAAAAGCCCCTTATTGGGGCTTTTTTATTCTTCTATATATTTCATATTGATTACTTTTATATTTTTATCAAATTCAAACAAATACTCTCCTAATGTAGTACCTCCATAGGTATTTTTACTCCTAAACTTATGTTTCATTTTCCATCCCACAAATTTAGGTTTAAAATTATCCATTGCTTTTTTCAAATATGAATTGTATCTTTTTAAAGATTCCAACTCTATTTTTTGTAATTTAAAATTCGTTGCAGCACCTACTACATACTTATTAGGTTCAGCTTATATTTGAGCTAAAATAGAATTTGCAGATGCTATCATTCTATCTATACGTTCATCACTTTCATTTACACTAAGGTCTAATCCTAATTCTTTTAATCTTTGAGTACAATTATGTACTCTATCAAATTCCACATTAAAACTAAAATCATCTTCAATAGATGTAAAAAGACTATCTAACTTAGAATATCTAACAGGTTCGTATGATTTGTAATCATCTAAATTTTCCCTTAAATAATTTCTAATTGCGACCTTCGCTTTTTCAAATCTTGTTTGCGCATTTATTTCACTCCCCATAGCGAGCACTGCTATTAGTAATAATACAATTCTTTTCATTAGTTATTGGTGTTTAAATATTAATACTTAGTTTCTTCAGGCGCTCCCTATCCTTTTTAGCCTTATTCACTTGGTAGATAGCTGTTGTGCTTTGGTTAGTGTGCGAAGCCAAAAGCATTGCCGTGTCGCTATCTAAGTTATCAAGCATATAGTGCTTAAGGGCGTAAAAATCAGCTTCAATGCCTAATTTATCTTTTACGTGTCGTTTCCAAAAACGTGTTACAATCTCGGTATGCCCCATTTTCTTGTTAGGGACGAAATCAAGTGCAAAAAGATAGTCGTTAGCACTTTTGCACTTGCTGCATATCTCTTTCCAAAAGTCTAATGCTGGGGATAATATCACCTTTGTACAGCGTTTATACTGACCGCCTTTTTCAAGGAGTATTACAAACTCCTGTTTGTCCAAATCTACATCTTTGCGTTGTAATCTAAAAAGTTCGGTATTACGCGCCCCTGAATATAGGAAGATCATCATATACCTATAGAAGTCAGGATTTATAAATCGCACGTGGTTTTTTACCCTTGTTAGTTCCTCTTCAGTAAGTATGGTGCGGGCTTCTTTTATCACCTTTTTAGGGTATATGTCTCTTGTAATATTAGCCTCGCAGCATTCGTACTCTATAAGCTCACGGAATAGACTGGAAAAGTATATCACAAACCTATTGTAATACTTGTCAGATAGTCGCAACCAGTCGAGCATTCGCTTCAAATCTACCCTACGCAAATCCTTTATTTTGACCGTCTGCAAATCGAGGGCTTCGCACGCTTTTTCAAGTCTATTGATAGCGCATTGTATTTCGTATAGGTGTTTTTTAGTACCAACCTTTATTTCCAATGCACGCCTAAAAGCCTCGATAAAGTGCAATTCAGGATATAACCCCTCTTTATGTACTTGCACGTACTTTTTGAGTATGGGATTATAGCCAGCGTCAAGTTGTTTAGGAATGTTTTTGAGCAAGAATGATACCATTGCTTTGCGCTCTTCTACTGTAGTCGGTTTGTTAGCCTTTTTTCTATAAGGGAAGCCCTTAGGATATTTCTTATCAAAACGAGGGTCGAAGAATACGCATTGCACGTACCAGTCTTTATCCAAGTCTTTTTTAGTAGCTTTTTGCCAATTGGCAGGGGATACCCATAGTTGGGAATAGCTACACCCGTCGAGTGTTTTTACTACCATAATGTAATTATTTTAGATTGTCGTTTACCTTGTCGTTTTAAGATAATTACAAATGGATTTCCGTACTAAAAAATAAAAGGTAACGCTTTGAGTGGAAGTGCGTTACCTTTTAGTGACCTCGACAGGATTCAAACCTGTAACCTTCTGAGCCGTAATCAGATGCGCTATTCAGTTGCGCCACGAGGCCAATGTTGTTTTGTTTTACGGGTGCAAAGGTACAACCTTTTTTTTAACTACCAAATTTTTTGGTAACTTTTTTTCAAAATATTTTTTCTCACTTGACTTGAACTCTCCATCCAAATGGGTCTTCTGACCTGTTATACTGTATGTTAAGTATCGTTTCTTTTATTTTATCAGTATATAATTCTGCTGGTCTGTTTATCTGATAATCCTTGCCTTTGTAGCCAAAAGCTGATATAGGACTAATCACCGCAGCTGTACCACAACCAAACGCTTCTTTGAGAGTGCCATTCTCTGCCGCCTCTATTAATTCTGTTACTTTAACAGGACGTATCTCAGTTTTAATACCTAATTTTTCGGCAACTGCTATGATACTCTTACGTGTTACCCCATCAAGAATACGCTCGCTAGTAGGACAGGTTACTAAGGTGTCGCCTAATCTAAACCATAGGTTCATAGTACCTGCTTCCTCTAAATATTGGTGAGTAGCATCGTCTGTCCACATCACTTGTTGGTAGCCCTCAGCTGCTGCTTGTTGGGTAGGATAAAACTGACCTGCATAGTTGCCCGCTGCCTTAGCAAAACCAAAACCACCATTAGCCGCACGGCTGTAATAGTCGGCTATTTTTACGCGTACATCGCCTGAGTAGTAAGACTGTACTGGAGCTGTAATAATAATAAACAAATAGTCTTTAGCAGGTGAGGCTTGTACCCCTGGAGTAGTAGCAATTACAAACGGACGCAAGTAAAGCGCATTGCCAAAGCCTGGTTTTATCCACTCGCTGTCTATATCGACAAGGGTACGAAGGGCTTTGTCAAACCATTCTTCAGGGAAAGCAGGCATCGCTAAACGCTCGCAAGATTTGTTGATACGTTTGTAGTTTTCTTGCGGACGGAACAAAAATACGTGTCCGTTATCGTCTTTATAGGCTTTCATACCTTCAAAAACTGCTTGCCCATAGTGGAAGACGCTAGCTGAAGGCTCTAAAGAAAGGGCTCCGTAAGGTTTAATGGTAGGGTTTTGCCACTTACCGTCCTTATATTCGCAAATAAACATATGGTCGGCAAAGGTACGCCCAAAACTCAATTTAGAAAAGTCTACTTCTTTAATACGACTTTCTTTTACTTTTTCAATTTTTAAATCCATATTGTTTTAGTTTTTTTATTTCTTTTTACAAATTATTTATCTTTATAATGACCTAATAATTGAAGTACTATTATTGTTTTTATACTTTCATACACTTGATAAACTACCCTATCTTTCTTAGTAAGTTCTCTACTCCATACCTCTTCATTGGGATAGTTTCTCAATCTTTCAGGAGAAGCAAAACCACTGCTATTCATTGGTGTATAGGCTAATTCGGCAAAAATTCTTTCTAATCGTTCTTTAGCTGATTTTTTTATTTTCTCTAATTGTTCTATTGCTCTTTTGGTAAGTTCTATTGTATAGGTAGGCTCTCCCATATATTAAAAGGATTTATTTTGGTGGTTTTATGTTCTATAAACTCAGTACGCCCTTCTTCTATAAGGGCATCTAAATATTCATTTTCTCGCCTTTTAGCATACTGCTTAGCTTGCCATTCATCAATTATTGCATCTACACTTTTTTCTTTTGGTTGCAACAACGCTTCAGAAAGCTCATCCTCCTCTACATAGCCTGTGGCTGATAGTACCTCTGGTTCATATTTATTAGTAAGTGTTGTCTTCATTTCGTTTTTTATATACTTCAAAATTTCGTCAAAGGTACAAATTATTTTTTAACTTTGTGCCCTAAAAC